AGACCATGCAGGATAACTTGGCAGGTCAGTTAACCATATTGAAGAGTCAGCTTGAGGAACTTGCCATTTCCTTCGGAGAAATGCTGATGCCCGTTATCCGGGATATTGTTTCTTGGTTACAGGGATTTATTGATAAGTTAAACAGCATGGATGAAGGCACAAAAGAAATGATTCTGAAAATCGGTCTTTTTGTGGCAGCACTCGGACCGGTACTAATCGTCATCGGAAAAGTTATTAGTGCTGTTGGAACAATCCTTACCATCGTTCCAAAGGTGGCAACTGCCTTTGGTGCGGTTAAGACGGCTTTTGCTGCCCTGAGTGCTGTATTTTCAGCCAATCCTATCGGTTTGGTGATTGCTGCGGTGGCCGCGTTGATTGCTATATTTGTGAGTCTCTGGAATAACTGTGAGGGATTCCGTGATTTTTGGATTAATTTATGGCAGGGCATCAAAGATTTCTTTGTCGAAATTTGGTCGGGTATCAAATCCGTGGTCTCATCCGTGACCGATTTTATACAAAATAATTGGCAGTCACTGTTCCTGTTTCTGGTTAATCCGGTGGCAGGATTTTTTAAATTGCTCTGGGATAACTGTGAGGGATTCCGTGATTTCTGGCTAAATTTATGGGAGGGAATTAAAAATGTCTGCTCGTCCGCTTGGTCTGGAATCTGCTCACTTGCTTCGTCTGCATGGTCTGGAATTACCCAGTCGGTGAGTTCCGCTTGGTCGAGTATCAAGTCTGGTGTGAGTTCCGCAGCCTCATCGGTGGAAAATTTTGTCCGCCAGAGTTGGAGTTCCATTAAGTCAAATACATCGGAAGCATGGTCGAATGTGAAGCAGGGTATCAGTTCTGCATGGCAGAATATACAGTCCGGTACGAGCCAAGCCTTATCCAATATCAAGAACAGTGTTTCTGAAGGTTGGAGCAGACTAAAAGAAAATACCATTCAGACATGGGGCAGCATAAAGGAAAACATCAGCCAGACATGGAGCAATATCAAGGATGGGGTGTCTTCGGCGGCTTCTTCCGTGAAGGAAGCGGTTTCTAATGCTTGGGTAGCCACGAAGGAGAATACGGCTCAGAGGTGGAGCGAGATTAAGGACACGGTTTCCCGTATCAGTTCTGCTATCAAGGATGCGGTATCAAATTTTGGAGAAAATGTGAAGAATATTGCTTCCAATTTGTGGGAGTCCGTGAAGGGAACATTTCAGTCTGGACTTGATTTTGTCCACGATTTGGCAACGAATAAACTGTCATCGTTGGTGGAGAATACAAAAAATTTCTTCTCCAATATGGTATCCGACACTCAAAATCGACTGGAAGATATGAAGACTGGATTTTCCAATGCGTTCTCAAATATTGTATCCGGGGTGAGCAATGCGGTGGGCAATATCCAAAACGCTCTGTCAAACGTGTTCTCATCTATTAAGAACGTATTTTCCAACATTGTGTCTAATGCGTTCAGTTGGGGTAGGGATATCATCGGAAACTTGATTTCCGGTATTACTTCTAAGATTAGCAGTTTGGTTAGTTCCGTAAAAAACGTGGCATCGACCATATGGGACTATCTGCATTTCTCGGAACCGGAGAAAGGTCCGTTATCCGACTTCCACACGTATATGCCGGATATGATTGACCTTTTGGGAAAAGGTATCACTGACAATCTGCATAACTTAAAAGCACCGATGACAGCACTCGGAAATGCACTGACACCGATGACTAACGGAATGCAGTCTGTCACGGGTGACAGCACTGGAGCAGAAGGTAACGGCAAATTGGATGCCATGAGTGATGCCATTGTTCGTTACCTGCCTAGAATGGCAGAGAGCAAAATCGTTCTGGATTCTGGTGTTCTTGTTGGAGAGTTATCTGACGGTATTAACAGGCAACTCGGAAAGGCGTATGTGTAATGAGAAAATTCAGATTGATAAACGGACAGGGAGGGAGTTTCGACCTTAACAGGAAGGACTCCTTTTTTCATGAAATAAAAGGATTCGGTTTTGATGATGCAACGGGATATGAGCGGATAGGACGTGATTTCTATCCGCTTGAAGAGATTCTTTCACAGGGAAAGATTGAGGGAAAGATACTTTTTGCAGGAGAAAAACCGTATGAGACTTACAGGGAGTTTGCCAGATTTATCCGGTCGACTCCCTTAACACTTGTGTATCAGCCGGACGAGATTTTCAGAGTTCCGGTCAGAGTTTCCTCTCTTGGGAAGTCGGAACTTTCCCATGGGGGAGCAGCACTTGTTGCGGAGATTTCATTTGCCACACAGGGGTTGTTTTATAAGAGCATCAATAAGTACAGTAATACGCTTTCCATCGGTGGAAAGATTTACCCGTACACTTACGATTACGCTTATTCGGATGTGTCTTATAACTCGGTGGAGATTGAAAGTGACAGTTACGAGGACAGTCCCTGCAAGATAACCATTCAGGGACCGTGCATTAATCCGATATGGAAGCACTACGTGAACAACATTTTGTATGAAACGGGAGCCTATATGGGGACGATTTCCAGTGATCATAAGTTGGTAATTGACACGACCAAGTTGCCGTACAGCATTACGGAGAGGGGAGCAGGAGATGATATTGTGGCAGACAGGTATCAGCTTTGCGATTTCACAACGGAAAGGTTCTTCCATCTTCAGCACGGGTCGAATCGTATCTCCGTTTCCCACGAAGGAATCAATACACTGAACGTGATTGTGGAAGGAAGGATAAGCTATGAAACCGTATAATGTGGAGATATTTACTCCGGATTTTGAAATGGTAGGACATACCAATATCAATGAATTGTCTTACAAGGAAGATTACCTATCTTCCGATGAGAACTCCATCACGGTGTTTGCGATTCCGGGGGTGGCAAAGCAGAACTATATCCGTATCAGCAGGGGAAAAGAAGAGTATGCCGGAGTGGTTACCGAGATTGCCTATGGTACGGATAAGTCCAAGAATATGCAGACCATTTCCTATAAGCCACTGATGGAGTTATTCAATACCGATATGCTCTTTGATGTGAATGCACAGGGAGTGGGAAGTTTTGAGCAGTTTATTGCAGACTCCATCAAAAGTCTGTATGTCACAAATGAAGATTCCCTGCAAAACATCAAGGGACTTGTTGTAACGGCACTGACGGAAACAACGGATTGGTATCTGCATATTACGCCATCGGATAAGGGTGGTCGTTACAACATCGTTAATCTGATGGATTCGGTGATTATCCCGGCACTTCAAAAATACAATATCCTGCTTACTGCAAGCCTTGATATTCAGAATAAACAGCTTCTGATAACCATCGGAAAAGTAGGCGGAGGAGCAATCACCATTGAAAGTGACCTGCCTAATATTCTAAAGAAAAACGTGGTGTTCAAGCAGGTAAGTGCGGACGTGAATAAGCTGATTGTTTATGATTCGGCTGATAACTATGCCACAAAAGCAGTGTATTATCTGCATTCGGATTTGGGGTACGACACAAAAGATGAAGACCGGATTCTTCCGGTGGTGTGTGACATGAAAGCGGTAAGCAGTAGTGAGGAGAGCAGTTTTGAATCTTTGGCACAAAATGAAGCATCCAATGCTTTCTCTCAGGCAGCTTTTTCCAATCTGATAGAACTTACCATGATGAATGGGGACGAACTCATAAAGCCGGATGAGATGGCTTTCGGGCAGATAGTGGATGTGATTTCCGATGGGAATTCCTATCAGAGCATCTTAACCGGAAGGGAGATTGGAAAGAATACCAAGTTGATATTTGGAACGGTTCGTTTGGAACTGACTAAGATTTTAAGGAGGAATGGTTGATGGCTAACAATATAGTTTTGAAAACATTTAAGGGTGGTAACGTGACTCCACAGGATGACGCAATCATTCATGACGTAGCTATTGCCACCAATGGAATATTTAAGGGGTGTGAAGTTTCTCATGCCAGAGGAAACGTGCTTCGTGTATCACAGGGATTTGGAATGATTAAAGGCCGATTCTTTGAGGTGTACGAATCGGAGGTTCCCGTTCAGCTTGCAACGGCAGGGCAGACCTTAAACGGAAGACTTTATATCCACATGGACTTAGCCAATGCGGATGAACCAATTATGCTTCTGGCACAGACGGCAAAGGAACTTCCGGCACTTGATATGGATGCGGATGTGAATTATAACAATTCATCCTTTGACATTCAGCTTGCTGCCTTTACCGTGTCCAGTTCAGAAATCAGTGATTTGACGCAGACCTTTACAAAGATTCTGCCCGGAGCAGGAGGCTCCGGCGGTGGGGGCGGAGGCAATTCGCTAATGCGTGATACGCAGTACGCACTTGGGGATATGGCTACCGTGGCATCTGCTCCCGGATGGGTAACGCTTGTCTGTACACAGGCAGGAAGTACGGCTATGGCAGAACCGACTTCTTATGCGACAATTACGAGTGTTGGGGACAGTATCCTTGATGGAAGTTGTGTATTTACGGCAAGAGATATCTTCGGGGAGTTGGATGATGTAACGGCAGCACTTACGGAAATGGATGCTACGGTTAATGAATTAAGCGAGAGGGTTGAGGATGCCATGAACAGTTCGGGAACTCTTGTTACAAAGGTTATCAGTCTTGCTGAGTATAAGGCATTGGAGTCTTATAACGAAAACTGCATCTATCTTTGTTATGAGGATGCCAATACGCAGAAAATAACCCACATCTATCTTGGAGAGAACACCATTTTCTTTGAGGGGGTACACGTAACGTATCAGATGGATACAGAAGAAGCAGAAACCTTGTATTTGGATGACGGAGCGGATGTTCTTGCAAAAGCACCGACAGCAACTAAGGAAGGATACTCTTTTGTCGGATGGAGAAAAGACACGGAGGCAAACAGCAAGGTACTGACATCCTGCATGGTAGAGGAAGAGGGAGATTTTGCTGTTTATGCGGTATTTGAACGTGAGATTATCATTGGTATGTATCCCAATGGTGGCACGCTCATTGAAGGAAAAACAGAGTCCACACTGGAAACGGTCTGTTATTACAACAATGGCAATTCACTCAGTGAGGAAATAAAGATTCCTGAATGCCCATATGAATGGAAGGATAAGTCCTTCTGTGGATGGTCTTGTAATGGTGTGATGTATAAACCGGGTCAGATGGGCAGTTTTTCGGATGACAGTTTTATGGTCCCTGAGTGGATTGATACGGTATATGATTTTCCATATACGGGTAGCTATGTTGCATTTACGATTCCGGCAGATGGAATTTATGAGTTTGAAGTGTGGGGAGCAAAAGGTGGGGATGCGGTAAAGACAGCCGGGTCAGTCGTGGGAGAAGGTGGCCTCGGAGGCCATGCAAAGGGCTACAAAAAGATGGCCGAAGGAGAGAAAATATATATCTACAATGGCGGTTGTCCGGGAATAAGTACAACTGCTGGTGCAAATGGTGGTGGTTACGGTAACTGCTATTCTTCCAATGGAACAGGAGCAGGAGGAGGCGGTGCAACAAGTATCATGACACGAAGCAGTAATATTTCTACTACGGGTAATAGTCAGTCAACCAACTATAATAACAGAGAAAAAGACATCTTAATCATTGCCGGAGGCGGAGGTGGAGGTGGTGTCACTAATGATGGTGTTATGAATAAAGGTGGAGACGGTGGCGGAGACCGTGGAGAGGACGGTTCCGGAGGAGCATTAGGTGGAAGACAGATATCAACGGGTTCTTCAGAGTATTACAACTTTGGAACGGCTCAACAGTCATCCACTTCAGGTAGTAGTACCTATTCCGGTGGCGGAGGTGGGTATTTCGGCGGCTCACCTGGAAGCAGAGGGCATTCCGGGGCAGGAGGCTCCGGGTACGTTGGAGGAGTTGCTGCCTTTACCCATAATAAGAAATACTATCCGACACTAAATGAAGTAGGGGTTAACGAAGGACATGGATATTCGTTTATACGGTATGTGGAAGTTGTTTAGTAATTTATGGACCACATATTACAGGAACGATAATAAATCAGCACTAAAGGCTTTAGATAGCCATTATCGATGATGTGGCATCTAAAGTAGATAGTGTTGATATATTCATTTTGACAAAATGAATCGTTTATTTTATAAGATTCAGAACCTAAACGAACATAAAGCGGTTTTATTTTTCCTTGTTTATCAAATGATGCGATAACAGGCACAATGTCAGAAGGTGCGAGGTCAAATGGCATTGATGATGAATATCCGCTCATGTTTATAGGCTCCTTTCGTAGATGTAGAATAAATTATAACAGAACATTTGTTCGGGGTAAAGGAGAAAATAAAGTTGTTAAGAATTGGAATCCATAAGGGTTCCTTTTTTATTACCAAAAGGAGGTAAGGATTATGAAACAGGTAGTATCAACAATGCAGTATTTATTCGCAGGAGTAGGAGGGTTTGTGGGATGGTTTCTGGGAGGTTTTGATGGCTTTCTGTATGCCCTCGTGGTGTTTGTGGTGATTGATTACATCACGGGATTAATGGCAGCGTTCTTTGAAAAGAAGCTGTCCAGTGAAACGGGATTTAAGGGAATCTGTAAGAAGGTAGCAATCTTCTGTCTTGTAGGGATTGGCCATATCATTGATGCACAGGTCATTGGGAACGGAAGCGTGCTTCGGACGGCAGTGATTTTCTTTTATCTTTCCAACGAGGGTATTTCAATCATTGAGAATGTTGCGATTATCGGATTGCCAGTTCCACAGAAGCTGATTGATGTATTGGAACAGTTAAGAGAAGAAAAAGAAGATGAATAGTTTGTAAATGAAAAAGGAGCAGAGACCAAAACAAGATTCCTACCAATAAAGGTAGCCTCGCACAGTCAACTGCTCCTAAAAAAATTATAGCACGATATCTGTAGTTTGAAAAGGTGGGAAGTATCTTCGGATACTTCCTTTTTTCATGGAAAGGCAGGTTTATTATGAAGATAATTCAAAGTATTTGTACGCAGTCCGATTGCTTTAAGGCAGGAAAGACAATTGCAGTAAAAGGACTAATGATTCATAGCGTGGGTTGCCCACAACCCAATGCACAGCCGTTTATCAACAATTGGAATAAGCCGGGAGCAAAAGCCTGTGTTCATGCCATCGTAGAGCCGGCCGGAGATGTGTATCAGCTTCTGCCGTGGAATCATAGAGGATGGCATGGCGGTGGAGCAAGTAACAATACGCATATCGGTGTGGAAATGACAGAACCCGATACTATCCGTTATGTAGGTGGTTCTTCATGGGAGGAAACCGGGGACGGAGAAAAGACCAAGGCTCATGTGCTTGCTACCTATAAGCACGCAGTGGAGTTGTTTGCATTTCTCTGCAATATGTTCTCATTGGACCCGTTGGCAGACGGTGTTATCCTTTCTCATTCAGAAGGGCATAAGAGAGGGATTGCCAGCAATCATGGTGACGTGGAGCATCTGTGGAGAAAGTTTGGATTGACCATGGCGCAGTTTCGACAGGATGTTAAGGAATGTTGTGTCGAGAATGACACAAACGGTCTTACTTCCATTATGGGAACTGCGGTGGCAACCGTAGAGCAGATGGAAAATTATATCCGGGCAAAGAATCCGAATGTGGCACAGTCGGTAATTGATATGATTCCGCTTTATCTCATTGAGGGAGAGGCAGAGGGGGTCAGAGGTGACATTGCATTTGCACAGTCCTGTTTGGAAACGGGGAATTTTGCATTTGAGGGTTCGGCCGTGACATTAGATCAGAATAATTTTTGCGGTATGGGAGTAACGAGCAGAGGCAAAAAGGGATGTTCCTTTGAAACACCGCTTATCGGTATCCGAGCGCAGATTCAGCACTTAAAGGCTTATGCATCGGAAACAGCACTTGTTAACGACTGTGTGGACAGCAGGTTCCGCTATGTGACAAGAGGCTGTGCTGCCTTTGTGGAGTGGCTTGGACAGAAGGAGAATCCGGAAGGAAAAGGCTGGGCAACCGGAAAAGGGTACGGCAGTAAGATACTGACCATTTTGGAGAACATTGCGGAAACGAAAGTGGAAGATAAGTTCGAGCCATATAGGGTCAGAGTAAAGGTGCCTAATCTGAATATCCGTAAAGGTCCGGGAACGGACTGTGCCAAGACGGGAAGATATACGGGAGTCGGTATCTTTACCATTATCGAAGAAGCGGATGGTAAGGGTGCTACCAAATGGGGACGGCTTAAGTCAAGAGCCGGATGGATTTCCCTTGATTATGTAACAAAATGCTAAAGGTTTACCGGGCGGTTATGGCTGTCCGGTATTCTTTTTTGCATAAGAAAATTCATGCAAAAATAACACCGAGATTTGCGGATAAATAACTGGATAATCAGAAAATAGTACGGTAATATGTGACACTACAACCAGAGAAAGGAGGGCAAAATCATGCAGATTGAAGTAATCCAACCGACCATCAGAAAGCAAATCAGAAAGCTGCGAGTGTGCGCTTATGCCAGAGTTTCAACGGATACTTTGGAGCAGGAAGATTCCTTAGATAATCAGACTACCTATTATAAGAATTACATCGAGAGTAATCCTGAATGGGAGTTTGTCGGTATTTATTCCGACCAAGGCATATCAGGATTCAAAGAACGCAGACCGGGATTTAAAAGAATGGTAGCCGATGTGCGTAAAGGGAAAATAGATTTAATCATAGTAAAAAGCGTATCACGTTTTGCAAGAAATACCGAAACCGTGCTGAAGTTCTCAAGGGAGTTCAGAAGTATGGGTGTCGGTATTTTTTTTGAACTTCAGAATATCAGTACCCTTTCGGGTGAGGGAGAACTTCTGCTGACTGTGTTGGCTGCTTTTGCACAGGCAGAAAGCGAAGGAATGTCGGATAATGCAAAGCTGATGTTCCGCAGAAGGTTTGAAGAAGGAAAAGAAGTGGTGACTGCTGATAAGATGTTCGGCTACACAAAGAATGAAAATGATGAGGTTGTTATTGATGAAAAAGAAGCCGAAGTGGTGCGCCTCATATTTGATTTGGCGGAGCAGGGAATTTGGGTAGGGAAGATTAAAACCTATCTGAATGAAAAAGGATATCGGACTCGGTTCGGATGTGAATGGATTGATTCAGCAGTTGTAAGAGTTTTGAAAAATTATGACTATACGGGTGACCGCACCTTGCAGAAAACCTATCAGGATGCCATGCGAAATCGGCATAAGAATAACGGGCAGGTGCAGAAGTGGATTGTCCGGAATAACCACCCTGCGATTGTCAGCAAAGAGCAATGGGAGAGAGTTCAGGAAGTTCTGAAAGCCAGACACGATGAACTTAATAACAAAGAGCCTATCAATACGGATGAGCCTTACAGTGCAAGTACTTATCCACTCAGCAAGAAAATGCATTGTCCTTATTGCGGTAAATATCTGATTCACAGATATGAAAATAACAGACGGAGAGAGGTTTGGGTATGCCGAACAGCACAGAAGGTACATCCAAAAGTCTGTGACGGGATAAGGATACCCAATGCCATAGCAATGTCATGGGGAGAATTTGAAGGCGAGATTGTGGTTGTTCCTTACTTGGATGAATACGGTATGCAGCATTTTACGGCATATCCCAAGGAAGAATATGAAGCCTCGGAGCAATGCCCATACGACCCCACACCTGTAGAGAAACCAAAGAAGGTAAAGGTGGAAAAGCCGAAGAAGCCAAGAGGCGGTCAGCAAATACGGCCTCATGTACCAAGACCGGAGGTCAGAAGAAATCCGCATGGAACTTATCCATTGAGCAGAAAATTGTACTGCCCATATTGTGGTAAGGTTCTTTCCCATAAATGGGATAAGGAAGTGGAGTATTGGGTCTGTTCCACAAACAGAAACATCGGACGGAAGTTCTCGGACGGTATACGGTGCAAAGGAATATACTTCCCGGCGGAGCTTGCCTTACCGTGGGGAGAGGTTACGGAGAAATTGACCATTGTTCCGTATTTGGATGAAGAAGGCAAGAAACAGTTTACGGCATATCCCAAGGAAGAATACGAAGCGAGCGAGGATTGCCCATATAAAAAATAGAAAGGAAGAGAGCATATGGTTAGAGAAGTAATCGCAATTCCTGCCAAGAGCAGGACGGAAATCAGAGGCGTTAACTACAAAAAAATACGTGTGGCTGCTTACTGCCGAGTATCAACGGAGCAGGATGAACAGCTTAACTCATTTGAAAATCAGGTAAATTATTACACCGACTATATCGGCAAAAATCCTGATTATGAATTGGCCGGAATATACGCAGATGAAGGTATATCCGGTACGTCCACGAAAAAGAGAGACGATTTTAACAGAATGATAGCGGATTGTGAAGCGGGGCTGATTGATTTTGTAATAACGAAGTCAATCAGCCGTTTTGCTAGAAACACGCAGGACTGCCTTAATTATTCGAGAAAATTAAAGAACCTCGGAATCGGGATAAAATTTGAAAAGGAAAACATTAATACGATGGATGGTACAGGGGAGTTGCTCTTTACCATCCTTTCTTCTTTGGCACAGGATGAGAGTAGGTCGATTTCGGAAAACTCCGCATGGGGTATCCGCTCCTTATACAAGCAGGGGATTTACCATATCGACACGGGAAACTTTTACGGATACGATAAGGACGAAAACGGACACCTCATCATTAACGAAGAACAGGCAAAGGTTGTGAAGTGGATTTTTGAAGCCTTCCTTGATGGTTGGGAACCTGCTACCATGGCAAGGAAGCTGACGGATGAGGGGATACCTACCTGTAAGGGAAAAGGGAAATGGGCAGCAAGCACCATTGTCCGTATGCTTCGGAACGAAAAGCATATGGGGGATGCAATCCTGCAAAAGTCTTTTGTCGAGGATTTCCTTACCAAGAAAAAAGTAATGAACGAAGGTCAACTTCCGCAATACCACATCCGAAACGACCACGAAGCAATCGTGAGCAGAGAAATGTGGGAAGCAGCACAATTGGAACTGGACCGGAGGGAACTTTATAGGCAGGAACATGAACTGCGCTCAAGCGGTATTGATGCAAATGCCCAACCTTTCACCTGCAAGCTGATTTGTATGAAATGCGGACACGTTTATCAAAGAAGAACACTTACGAGGTCTTGGGGAAAGATTATCATTTGGGATTGCGGAGAGAGGTACCGGACCAAAGGGGTGTTGGCTTGTAAAGGATTCGGTATTCAGGAAGCAGCAATCCACGATGCCTTTATCAGAGCATGGAATGAGATGGTGGAAAACAGAGGCGAGTTGCTTCAGAAGTGGAAAACCATGATTCAGGACGGAAATGAGTTAGAGAAGTTAAGGGCTAGGCAATTTACGGAACTGACAAAAGCAAAACCACTTAAGGGCATGGATATTGAATTGGTAAGCAAAGTGCTGGAGTACTGCAACGTGTTTGAGGATACTTTAGAATTTCACTTTAAGGACGGAACTACCATTACACAGGTGTGGGAAAACAAAAGACATCAGTAAGAATGAAAACAATAGCACGGCAAGGGATTATTATGTTTCTTGCCGTGTTTTTACATATTATAAATAGGGGATGGATGATTTTACCCCTTTTACCCCTATCCCCATAGGGGGTGTTTTTACATAGTCGAGAGGGGTGGGGCATAATGTAGTGGGGGTTACTCCATTATTTTCTTTTAATAAATAGTATCAATTAGCAAGCGATGGGGGAGCATATAT